CGGTGATGGATTTGTCCTCATCACCCACTTGCTCAGTCTGACGCTCATCGTCCTCGATGACCTCGATGTCTTCGACTTCGATCTGATCTCCTGCTTCTGCCGTTTTGCTCATCATCTACCCCATCAAACTCACCCACTGAAGCGGCTGGGTGGATACCGCATAAATCACATCGGTGCCGGGCCAGTGGCAGGCTGCGCCTGATCCACCACCACGCCACCAATCTCACGCGCCAGGTTCAGCGCGTGGTCTTGAGAATCCATGTCGACCTTGGCCAGTGTCTCGACGGTGCGCGCACGCGACAGTTCTGCGTCGGCCACGGTCTTGACGGTGTCTGCACGCGCACGCGCCGCCTTGGCGATCGCCTCCTCGGCCGCAGCCTGCAGGAAGATGGCGTTCGGGTCTTGCTGGCCTTGCAGCAGCGCAGCCAGTTCCTCGGCCTCTTTCTCGGTCGGCTCGACGACGCCCAGGCGCACCAGCTTCTTGCGGAAGAAGTCGCGCACGTCGCTGATGCCCTCGCCCTCCATGTTCATCATGGCCATCGCCTGGAGCACTTGCTTGGTCTCCGGATCGTCGCTGATCGCCAGCATTCCGGTCAGGGCACGGACGGTGGCCGCGCGCTTGCTGCTTGACGACGGGCCGACCTCGACGTTGACGTCGAACTTGGCATCGGTCAGGTCGTTCTGCAGCACCACCTCGCCAGTCTCCTGGTCGATGGTCGGCTTCATGAGTTCGACCGACTGAACATCGTTGTTGGCCGTGATGGCCTTCATCTTGCGCCGTTCCTCGGTGTAGATGTCCTTGGCCATCGAGAGCCAGACCTCGCCGCAGCGCTTCATGCCCTTGGCGAAGTTGCTCATGTAGATGAATGTCTGCATGTCCAAGCGCTGCTGGATCATCTCGACGGCCTTGCCGGAGATGTTGCTGACCATCTTGTCGGCCTGCTGTGGGCTGCCGAGAATATCCTGCATGTCCTGCTCGGTCACCTGCAGCAAAGCAGCCATCGCCGGGGGGATGGCCGGGCTGCGGGTGTAGGCCACCGGGCCGCTGACGGCCTGGTTGCCGTTCTGGTCGGTGATCGGGTTGATCAGCAGGTACGGGTAGTCCTTGAGGTTGTCCTCAGCCCACATGACCTGGTGGCCAGCGACCTGCTCAGGCGTGAGGATGGGCTTCTCGACCGAGGACAGCGCGCTGATCTCGCCGAGCTTGGACAACTGCATGTTCTTCAGGCGCTGGGCATCCTTGGCCAGGCGCACGTGGCCCATGCAGCGCTCGACGTTGTCGACGAACCAGCGCTTGCCGTAGACCGGGATGATCGGGATGCACTTGCCTGCGATGTAGCCAGCGTCCTCCAGAATCTTGCCGCCCGACATGATGTACTTGTGGACGCGCCGCGTCTTGTACTTCTTGCGACGGACCTCGACCGATCCGACAGCCTCCAGCGTTTCCTCCAGAGTCTCGTCGTTGTCGAAGTCGGCCTGGGTGTAGCGTTCCTCGTCGCCAGCGATCGTGCGGTAGATGCGCACGGTCTCGTTCTTTTCCTCGACGCGGTAGTACTCGGCCACGTAGACGACGTCAGGCGTGCACCAGTCAAACTCGTACTGGTGGATGATCTTGGGCCAGCTTGTCGGGTCGTCGCCCCATGTCGCCTTGTAGGCGTCGCGGGTCATGGCCGTGATCACGAAGCATCGCTTGGCGTCGGCCTTGTCCTGGCGCTTGGCCTCCAGGTCGAAGAACACGGACGAGTCCGCGTCGAAGATCGGCTCGATGCGGATGCGCTGGCGGTCGTCCTCCGGGTCTTCCTCGTCCTCGTAGATCGTGCGCAGACGCCAGGCACCGAAGCCGCCGCCGACGGCTTCCTCGAATGCGTTGTCGTAGGCCTCGTCGGCCACGCTGTCCTGCTCGTCGGCACGGTACAGGCCGTCCAGGGTGTCGGCCAGGTCGTCGCGCGCTTCGCCGTCCTTGCTCACGAAGTCAACGGTGATCCGGTTGTTGCGGTACTCGTTGATGATTCGGATGACGGCCAGGTGAATCTTGTTCACCTCGAACTTCGGCTTGTTCTCGTAGATGTCCCAGAGTGGGCCTTCCCACTGGCTGCCTGCCAGGCTGTAGAAGCGACGGTCCTGCAGGCACTGCAGGCGCTCGTCCCTCAGCGCCGACTGAATGTTGTCGAATTCAGCCAGCGCCTCAGCGTGCAGATTGGCAAGCTGCTGATCTCTGGAAATTCTGGCCATAGCGAGTCCTCATTTTTCGACATTCTCTCACCATTTGTGCATGACTGGCAATGGTGTGAAGTTGTGGGGTTTGGAAGGCTGCGCGCGCCGCACGCCTTCGCATGCGTAGCGCAGCGCGTCAATCACGTGGTTTTTCTTGTCCTCCAGGATCGGGAGCACCTTGCCGGTGATCGGATCGGTCTTGTAGGAGTACAGCGTCAGTTCGTCGATCGTGTGCAGGCAGCGAGGGTGCACCACGATGTCGTAGGACTTGAGCCACTCGACGCCTTCCTCGACGGACTTCGGTCCTTTGACGGCCGACATGATCTTCGGGAAGCCGTGCCGCTTCATGTGGCTGATGGTCTCCGGCCTTGCCGAGTCGGCCACGATGGGCCACTTCTCGGCCTCCGGCACAGTCATGAACAGGTCCGGGGTGTTCACGATCTCGCAGCCGACCATGTAGGCCTCGTGGTCGATGTAGAGCGTGCGGCCGATGATGTGGCAGCGCACCAGCACGGTCGGGTCGGACGCAAAGCCCCAGTCTGCGCCCAGGCGGTGGATGGCGTCCTTGGGTGCCTCGAACTCTTCGACGCGCCAGTTGCGGAAGACCCGGCTGCTGCTGTTCTGCAGGTAGCCGCCACGCCAGACGTGCGCGTACTTGTCCGGATCGCGCCCTCGGTCGTACTCCATCTCTGCACGCAGGACGTCCGGGAACCAGGGGTTGTCGTCGAAGTTGACCTCGATCACCACGGCATCCGGTGGTGGCTTCTCGCCGCGCAGCAGGTGGTCGACCGGATCGGTTGCCAGTGCCGGGTTCCAGGTGAACCACAGTTCCGAGCCGGGCTTGCGGATGGTCGGCCGCAGCAGGTCCAGGCTGCGCTGGGACAGCGACTGCGCCTCCTCCACCCAGGCACGGTCGTAGCCTTCGAGCGACTTGATCGAGTCAGCCGTGTGGTTCTGCATGCCCTGGAAGATGATCAGGCCGTCTCCCTTCTTGGACTTGATGACGGCCTCCTGGACCTCGAAGTACGCGCCAGCGTTCATCTGCTCGATCTTGAGTTCGAGCAGGCGCTTGACCGACTGCGCCAGCGACTTCTGGACCTCGCGCACGCAGACGCTGCGGCTGGTCTGGTCCATGATGTGCGCCTCGATCAGCATCTCGGCAAAGGTGTGCGACTTGCCCGAGCCACGGCCGCCGTGTGCGCCCTTGTAGCGCGCAGGCTGCAGTAGCGGCAGCGCCCACTCAGGCGTCTGAATTTTCAGTGTCGGCTTTGCCACGGATGACCACTCGCTCGATCTTCGCAAACTCCAAGGGCGCGCCGTCCGCGCCAGTCAGTTCGTGCTGCTGCACTTCCTTCCAGCGCATCTGCGTCTTGGACCACCAGATGGCCGCCGTCGTGTCGCCTGCCATCACTTTCTGGAACAGGGTTTTCCCTACCTGTGCGTTGGCCTTGGCCTTGCCTGCGATCAACTCCTTGGCAAAGTGCTTGCGCAGGGTGTCGGTGTCGATGCCGTCGCGCACCAGGGCAGCGATCTGCTCGATGGGCACGCCGTAGCCGGACATGGCCTCGACCTGCTTGCGCTCGTGGTTGGTCGGCTCAAACGGCTTGCGGCCAGCACCAGGGCGAGCGCCGCCGTTTGGTCCTGGCTTTTTTTGGGCCGATTTTTCAGTTTTTTGCTTCGTTGCCACTTGCAACCTCCGCGAAAGGTTTTCCAGTGTCTGTGTGAATTGCCTGCCGGCCGGTGAACTCCTGCCAGCGCTTGACGATGACGTCGCAGTAGCGTGGGTCCAGTTCCATCAGGCGGGCGGTGCGGCCGGTTTTTTCGCAGGCGATGAGGGTTGTTCCGCTGCCGCCGAACAGATCCAGCACGGTGTCGCCGCGCTTGCTGCTGTTTTCGAGCGCAATTTCGACCAGCTCCACCGGCTTCATCGTCGGGTGGAGCTTCGACTGCATCGGTTTGTCGACGTGCCATGTCGAGAACTTGTCCCGCCCGCCGTACCACGGGTGACCGGCGCCATCTTTCCATCCGTACAAAATCGGCTCATGCTTGTAGTGGTAGTCTGCCCGGCCGAGCACGTGATTGTTTTTGATCCAGATGAGTTCGTGCCGCATCGGAATGCCGGCTTTCATCATCATCATCATCATCATCATCATCTGCTCGCCACCTTGCGGCGCGCAGACGTAGAACGGACAGCCAGGCTTCATCACGGCGGCCATCGTGCTGAAGATGGCCAGGAAGAAAGACCCCAATGCGTCACCCTGCAGGTGGTCGTTCATGATCTCCGTCTGAATGCTATTTCCTTTTGATGCCTTGTTTAGGCTCTCGTTTTTGTCGGCGTAGCTCACGCCGTAGGGCGGGTCGGTGAAAACCATGTCGGCTTGCTGGCCTTCGAGCAGCAAAAAGGCGCTGGCCTCGTCGGTGGAGTCTCCACACATCACCCGATGCGGCCCCAGCTGCCACACGTCGCCCACCACGCTGACCGGGTTTGGCAGCGGCTCGGGCACCTCGTCCTCGTCGGTCAGCCCTTCAACCTCATCGGCCGGCCCGATGCGCAGGCCCGCCAGTTCGTCCTCGCTGAAGCCTGTCAGGCCCAGGTCGAAACCCATGTCGTCCAACTCGCCAAGCTCCAGCGCCAGCAGTTCATCGTCCCAGCCCGCATTCAGTGCCAGCTTGTTGTCGGCGATGACGTAGGCGCGCTTTTGGGCATCTGTCCAGCCTGCCGCGACCATGACCGGCAATGATGTGAGGCCGAGTTTGCGCGCTGCCATCACTCGGCCGTGGCCTGCGATGATGCCGCCGTCCTCGTCAACAAGCACAGCGGTGGTGAAGCCCCATTCCTTGATCGATGCCGCGATCTGAGCGACCTGTTCCTCGCTGTGCGTGCGGGCG